GCCGTATATTTGCAATCCGACACCCTCGCAAAGTGTTCGCAAATTGGCGGTTTACCGCTTCGAAAAGACGGCCTCCCGTCTGACGGCTATTTTCTTGCCTCGTTGTAGTGTTAATTACTTACGGGTGCAAATATACAAACTAAAAATGAAACGTAGAGCAATTTGGTGCAAAACGGGTCAATTTTTAAGATTTATTAAACAAAATACAGGTCAAAATGGGTCAAATAGACAAGAAACTGAAGAATCAGCTCTTTAAAGTCGCCGTTGACTACATCTATAAAGAGCACCTTGCCAGTGGCCAGGGAGAACTGGCTAAGAAAATAGGCATCAGTGAGAGTGCCCTGTCCCGTATCATGAATGATAAGAAGTTTGTCAGTGATGATACGCTTCGCAAAATGAACGAAGCATTCGGCAATATCTTCAACATGGCCTATTTCCGTGGTGAAGACCCGCAGTGCATGCTGATGGAAGATTTGCTCTACTACCAACAGCACCCCGAAGATCGGCTTGTCTTCGTTAAGCCGAAAAAAGAAAATGTGCTGCAGTCTGAGCCTGTACAGCCTTTGTCACAAGACACTACCTTGATAATGTCGAAAATGTTCGAGTCGATGCTGAAGCCTATCGAGGCCGCACATGCCCAGCAGGTCGCCGCCCTGAATCAGCAGATTGTCGACAAACAGTCCATTATCGACCTCCAGGCCGACAAAATCAAATCGCAGGCTGACGAAATTGCCAGCCTACAAAAATTCATTGCCGAACTCCGCTCTATGCCGACATATGTCAATATTGAAGATGTCCTTAAGAAGTACCCCTTCACCATCGGCGTTGCCGAAAACAAAGAATCCCCTCGCGCACAGGTATGAACATCGTAATATATATAATAGCATTAACCGTGATAATCATCGTGGAGAAACTCACCAATGTTTCCCCAAAACAATACCATGAAGCACGGTTAACCTATTCATATACAATCATTTTGTCGAACCTTTTGAATAACCCCAAGCGGATCACTAATCGATACTGGCGGGGTGCCATGAAAATACGGGCACCGCCTTGGAAATAAAAGAGTTAGCAATAAATCTTTGAACTTGAAAAATTGACAATATACAACAAAACATAGCAATAAATGACGGGTTGTTTCCCCGTTTCCACCACACGATGGTAAACGTGGGTAAACATAGACATAAAACAGATTAAGATATGAAACAGACTACATCAATCGTGTTTGACCACCGTGGACGGGTGAAGGCCGGACAAAAGGGACAGCTGGAAGTGCGCGTGACAGTGAATCGGAAATCATACTACTTCGGTACTGGTATCAAGGTGTACCGCTCGGAGTTCGTGGCAGGGCAGGTGATGAACACGACCGACGATAAAGGGTTGAATGAACGGCTTGGAATTATCTATCAGCGGGTAAACAATGAGGTAAACAAATGTATCGAGAGCGGGGCGGCGATTGATACGGAGGAAATCCGCAGGAAGGTGTGGCAGACCTCGGAGGCGATGAGCGACGAGCCGACGCTGCTGGACTGGATAGAGCAGCAGATGGGGATGATGAATATGGCAGAGGGCACGCTGAAGCATTACAGGACGCTGCTGACACGGCTGACGGAATATGGTAAGATTCTCCGATGGAAAGATGTCACGACGGAAGCCGTGTATGAGTGGGATGCGTGGTTGCACGGGTTGAAGGCCCAGGATGGCGGCAGAATCAGTGACGGGAGCGTGTATACCTATCACAAGTGCATGAAGGCTATCCTTAACCGTGCAGTCGAGGTGGGGAAGATACGGGACAACCCCTATACGCGGCTGCGTGGAAAATTCAAGCGTGGAGAAAAGGAAAGTGTGGAGTATCTGACAGAAGATGAGATGCGTCGGTTCGAGGCCCTGCAGCCTCCGTCCGGGTCGGTACTCGAAACGGCAAAAGATATTTTTGTTTTTCAGATGTATACGGGACTGGCTTATTCTGACGCGATGGCATTCGACATGAACGACTACCGATGGAACGGATCGATGTGGCGACATAACGGCGAAAGGATCAAGACAGGCGTGCCGTTTGTCAGCAGTCTGCTGCCTCCGGCTGTTCGGGTGCTGGAGAAGTACGGAATGCGGGTGCCGAGGATGGACAATGCGGACTACAACCACTGTCTGAAGGTGCTGGGGCCGATGGCTGGGATTAAGATTAAGATGCACTCGCACCTTGCGCGGCATACCTTCGCCACGTGGATGCTCAGAAACGGGGCGAAGATTGAGAATGTCAGCCGCATGCTGGGGCATACGAATATCACGCAAACGCAGCGATATGCGAAGGTGCTGGCGGAGTCGGTGCATGAGGACTTTGACAGGGTGGCGAAGAAGATGGGGACTGCGGAGATACCGCAGTGTACTGAACGGGAATAGGAGCGATAATTTAAAACTTATAGAATTATGACTATTTTAATTATTATTGCCATTTTTGCGGTTATCGTAATATTTGCCAGTTCGCGGGCGAAAAACCATGAACAGGTGCAAGCGGAACTGGCGGCGAAGATGTACGGTGATCAGTCTGCTGATGATTCCTTTGACCTGGCATCCGAGACCGAGCGGATGAGACGACTGGCGGAAGCGATGATTCAGGCGAAGGCCGCAGGGCATGATGATGACTACGAAGCCATTATGAACGGCACGTATAGCGGCCCGCTGCCGGAGCCTCGAGACGATGGCGGCTACCTGAGCATCTACGACGACCTGCGCATCCTGAAGATTGCGGGTATCAACTACCGACAGGGCATCATACGATATACGGGCCGCGTGATGTCGGCACTGGTGCCGGAGCCTGCAAACGAGTTTGATCCGAATGCCATCAAGATTGTGGCCGAAGACCGCCAACACCTCGGCTATATCCCGACTAATCAGACGGACTTCGTGCGCTCACTGACGGATGAGTCGTTCCCTTATCGCTGCGAGTGTCATATCTATCAGGCCGAAGATGAAGACGACGGGCACAAGTTCTTCTACGGCTTCGTCTATATCAAGCGGAAGGATCGAGGGGAGTGACGTGTGCTCCCATACCTTTAAATATTAACTAAAAAATTAAGACTATGAAAAAATTACTGATGGTGATGGCGGCTGCCGCAATGCTGCTGAGTTGTGGGAAGGATGAGCCGGAGGCGGTTGCAGACGTGAAGGAGTCCGTGCCTTGGGTACATACGACGTGGACGTTCGACGTGGGGCCTGGCGTGTCGCATGAGTCAATGGCGAGAACACGCGCTGACCTCTCGGCCCTGAACTTGACAGACCTGTGGGTGATGGACTATGTAGGCAATGACCTGATGCAGACCGTACACCAGTCTTCCACAGATGACGGATTCGGCAGTGTGTCGCTCGACCTCGGCTATGGTGAGCATACGATATGCTTCTGTGCCAGCCGTGGCACTGGGCCGTCTGTGTCGGAGTCTGTGATTACGTGGGAGAAGCCGAGCGACACGTTCTGGCATAGTCTGACATTGACGGTGGCGGCTGGCGTTCCCGTGACTGCTCAGCAGGTGACACTCTCTCGGGTGGCCACTCGTCTGCGAATTACGCCCACAGACAAGATTCCCGAAGAAGCTGCGAAACTGACTTGCAGCATGTCGGTGTGGTATTATGGTCTCGACCTGCTGACAGGCGAGGCCGCAGGCGAACGTGTACAGCCGCGCGAAATAGCCATACCGGCCACATACGTGGGAACGGCCGGTGAGTTGTCCGCTTCGTTCTTCGGTCTGTCGCCGTCGGAGCCGTGGCAGACAGATGTCTCCGTGGCGGTACTGGACGGCGATGGCTCTGTGATGGGCAGCGTTACTCTCGATGGCGTGACGATGAGCCGGAACGTGACGACGGTCTATTCAGGTGGCATATTCGGCAAGGGCGGTACGATGAGTGTCTTGGCTGATGACGGCTGGGGTGCCGACGACGTGCATGAGTGGTAGACAAAAGCAGGGGAGGTCTCCCGACTTCCCCTGCCTGCGAAAAAAACCTAACTACTTAAATATTAAAACATAAATGAATATATCTGCAAAGCATATCATTTCAGCCCAGAAAACCTTGGTGCGCCACTTGCCCCGGAGAATGCACCATGTCACGATCCACGGAATCCACAGCAAAAGGAGCTGCCAGTGGTTGAATGCTATGAACAGTTGCGAGGCTATGGCTGCGGTATACGCACCGATCATGTGCCCCTTGTAGGCGTAGTCGGTTTTGTCTCCGACGAGCGGGCATACCGCTACGAGCATCAGTCCTGCACAGGCGAAAAATGCCAGAAACCGTGTAGACTCGCTTGATTTCTCCATGAGTGACGGCATGACGGCGAAAGTCACCGATGCGATGATGATGATCCACAGCCATCGGCCTGTGCTTGGCAGGTTGAAGACGGTCTGTGACAGTGAGTTGGGAATGCCTTTCCCGACTGCGCACATAGTGACGATGTAGCACGTCAGTACGGCGATGGCGATGATAGTCAGTGTATACATACGATTATTGTTGATTGGTTTGGTTCTTGGTAATCAGGATTTCTCTGAGCTCTTCGATTTGCCCGAAGTTCCAGTCGTTTGATAAGACAAGACGTGTGTACGTCTCTTTGGTCATGGTCTCCGTGGTGATGTCGCTCTCAGCCTGGGCGATGTCGTCCACCGCACGGTTGGCAAAATCTATTGCCTTGGTGTCCTCCATCCCGTCGGCGACGGCTCGCGCGTATGCGTCGTTGGCCGCGCTGTTGAGTTCGTGACTCACGGCCTTCATCTGTCTGAGCAGTCTGATGAAGGCAATCTTCTCTTCATCGGTCAGTCGCTTCATCGACGCAGTGGCGAGAAACATGTAGACCTCGTGGATTCTTTTTTTTGTCATAGTTGCTTGAATTTAGAAAGTTACTGATAATGCGTCCGTACCTCCTGACGGTGCGCCATAGGATGCTTCGTGGATGGGCTCAAAGCTGCCGCTGGAGGTATAGTTGCCGTGAATGACTCTGATACGCCAGATGGTTCCCTGTGTATACTGCTCTTTCATCTTGGCGAACAGGTCGTAGATGGCGAGATATATCGTCTGCATGCCCGTCCCTTGTGCTATCTGTATGGTGTCCGAACTGCCCCAGTCTCGCGCGTCCGGCTCCTGGTTCTTCAGGACGAATTTGACGGTGGCTGTCTGCTCGACGACATACGTGGCGTATTGCTGGCGGTTGTTCAGGTCGATGAACTGACCCGTGAACTCTATCCTGATGCCGTTGGTCGTGATGGTATAATGCGCGGACTCCATGGGCATTTCTATCTTCAGATACCATCTATCCATGAGGTCTTCCGTCATGAAGTGCCAGCTCCTGTTGGTAGCGATGCTGAGGAATGCTTCGGAAGTTCCGAATTTCTGTTTCTGTGCCACGGACATCTCTCCAGGCAGCGGGTCGGTTGTTTCCTCGATTTTCCATGCGCGATAGCAGCGGAGTCCGTCCTGCCGATACCTGATGGTGGTGTTGGGGTGGTAATAGTTGGCCTGCAAGACTGGAATGTAGTAGTTGTCTACCACGATGCAGTAGATGCCTATGATTGTCTTGCCGTAGTAGGTGCTGGCGTTGATGGAGTTGAAGTTGAGCCGAATCTGACGATACTGAGCCGTATCGTGTGTGCCCTGCTGCCACTCTATGGGCACGGCCGTCAGATTGTTGCCGTCCAGCACACCTGTCACCACTCGGAACAGGGTGCTGTCAAAGAGGTCGTAAATGTCGAGCTCCGTGGCCTGCCCGTCCAGTGTGGTGTATGTCCACAGCTCACAATCCGAATAGACGGGATCTGCTGATGACCGTCTCAGGAGGATGCGCTCCACACCCAGCGATGTCTCGTACCCCGGAATGATGACGAAGTTGGCATCGTGCTTGTACTGATTGAAGTCCGTCAGTCTGAATGGCTCTGCCGTGCCTCCCTCTGGTGGAAGGTAGGTGTAGTTATCTTTCAGCAGGCTGTTCTCGATGTTCTGTTCAGTACACGGATTCCCTGCGGGATTGAATGCGCCGAGAACATCCCTCGTGCTCGAGAATCCCAAAATCTTGATGCCGCACTTGATAAACCACCGTCCGGGGTCTTGCATCGTATATGAACCTATCGCCGTCCCTGCTGGCACGTCGATGGTTTTTCCGTTGCCCTTCCACCATGTGGCGGTCGCCAGCCATGTCACCTTGTCTGATGCCAACTCGTCGAGTGTGAATAACTTGGCCAAGCCGACAGGCTTGTACTTGCTCCATTGGTTTATTTTTCCGCTATGGATCAAGTTGCCGAGACCGGCAAGCCCGCTGCCAATGGTTTCCTGCACGTCATGGATGCTGACAGGTGCGACGATGATGTTGTTGCCGTGACTCATGATTTTTTTGATTTAAGTAGATGACATTCCGAGGGTCGACACGCCGCCGGTGGCATAGACAGACATCGGATTGCTTGTATTGGCTGCATTAGAAATCTTCAGGCATTGTTTTTGTCCGTCCCACGACAGGAGCGCGTCTCCGATGCGGATGCCCGATGTCGGATTAATCAGCGTTACCGCACCTGATGTGATTCTTAGTCCAGAAGAGCCTACGGTAATATCCATCTGATTGTTATTGGTGTTATTGATATTCCCGTTCATACTGATATTGCCGACATCAGACAGCGAGCCAGTCACGGCCCCGTTGGACGGAGACCTCCCCCACCATGTGGTGGCTTCGAACGTGCTGGTCTTCAAGTACCCTGCACTGGCGTGATTGCCCCAGTTGTAGGCACTCTCCCCGTGGGAGATATATGTCTGATAGGTGCTGTCGATGGATATGGTGCCTGCGCCCGTGATAGGGCCTCCTGACAGACCTGTGCCCGTATTGATGCTGGTGACACCGGCACTGATGGTCTCGTTAATCCATTTGCCATTACGATAGACGAGAGCCTGCCCCGTGGACGGACTGGACAAGGTGACATCTTCAAGGTCTCCGAGGTAGGATGCACCGCCACCGCCACCGCCGCCACCGGGGCTGATACCAAGGGACGATATGAAGCCTTGCGACCAGAAGCCGAAGAGGGCCTTGATGTTGACGGAGGCGGTAGACGTAGGCATCGTGGCATTGGTCTCTATCTTCGTGGCGGTAGCGGGGTCAAAACCGTCATATACCTCAAACAGCTGGGCGAAGAAATCCACGTCAACCTTCCTGGCCAGTGCCGCGTCGAGCTGGGCCTGTGTGATTCCACCTCCCGAATTGCCGCTGCCGCCTACCGTGCCGGCCTGTTTTTTCTGAAGCCGCAGGATCTCTTCTCGTGTTAGTGTCTTAGTCATAACGTTGCAATCTCCATTAGTGTGACCGTGCTTATGTCGTCGCGCCAGTTGTGGCTGACGCTGACTGGGTAATAGTTCGTCCCCTCCAGACTCATCGGTGTTACAGGGCCTGCACCGAGTCCGATTTGTGACGACCACAGGTCGAGTGTCAGCACACGGCGCACACGACTGCCATAGTCGGCGATAAGGTCGGCGGTACGCTGTTCCGGCTTCTTGTCCCATATACTTCCGTATGGGGCTGTCTGCACCACGTTATTGCCCGACATCAGCAGGCCGTAGCCCATCTGACAGCGGATGGTGCGGTTGCCCCGCACGATTGTCTTGTCAGAGCAAAAGATGGTGTCGATGTCTACAGTCTCTGGAAACTCACCGGCCTGTGTCTCGTTAGTATAGGTTACATCGTTGGCCTCCTTGTCCTCGCCGGTGCGAGAAAAACCTATCTCGAAGTCCATCAGCGGCAGGTAGCCGTTGTATATGTCGCTAAAACCCGGGACGTGGTAACATTCCACATCGACCACGGCGAAACGGACGATACCTGAGCGCACACCTACCGGGATGCCGAGTCCCTGGTAGTCGGGGTCGTCCACAGAATTGCGCGAGTCCATCATGCCGTTCTTGTCGTATTTGAGTGTAAAGGTGGCTGTCGCGTCGGTAGTCCAGCCTGCATTCGACCACGTACGGGTGTCTGAATTGTAAGTGCCGCGCCAGTAGTAGTCACCGATGCTGAGCTGACAGATGGCGGTCAGTTCCCTGTCGGATGACAGGTCGCACTCGCCGTTGATCCACAGGATGCCTCCGGCTGCAATGACGGCCTTCTTAGACGTGAGCGTGAAGAGAGGTGTGGAACTCCTTCGATTGCCGTATTCGTTACTGCGGAACACTTCGAATGCACAAGTCCAGTTGTACTTCAGCTTGGGCTCCTGCATGTCATTGTCGAAGATGACGAGCCGCCCGAGACACATATTGCCGGTGCCCTCCGTATTTGCTTCGACATAGTTGGTGATGGCCACATCGCTGTCCTCATAACTGATGGCTCCGCGATAGAGCAGGAACAGGTCATTGTCACGGTTCTCGCGCCATCTGACCCCCTCCGTGACCCGAGCTGATGGGTCGTACTTATATTCGTCGAGAATATCGTCATGCGGGATGGCCACCAGTACGTCGTAGGGATTCAGTTCGCTGCTGACGGTCACCTTCTTCACGCCCGGTATGTACTCCTCTTGATGATTTGTGGATGCGAACATACTGTCGGTCAGTGTCAGCGGCGACATTGACTCGTCGCTGAACGTCACGCGCCCGGTGGTGTTGAGAGCGGCAAGTGAGCAGGTGATAAACTTGCTGTTGCGCTGTGAGTCCGTGATGCTGGTGAAGTATATCCCTTGCCCGCGCACCCTGCAAGTCCATCCGAACAGCTTGCACAGCTCCTGAAGCAGTCCGAGGCACGAGAACCGCGACGACAACTTGCCGCCGGAATCGGTGAGGAAGTTGCGCCACGCGACACTGTAGGCGAGCCACGCCTGCACGCTCTCGAGACTGCCCACCTGGAAGTGGAACGTGAAGGTCAGGCCCGACAGCCGTGAGAAGATATAGTAGATCATCTGCGAGAGCGTCACCATTTCGTGACCCGTGCCCCACTCGTTCTCTACGTCGAACGAATCGAGTGCGCCGAGCGGACAGATGACAGGCAGTTCTACTGTCTCATAGATAGCGGGGAACGGCATACCATAGGTGCCCGTCTGGAGATAGCCCTGCCATACGATGGCGTTTCCGGCAGTCAGCGTCACGGGCTTGTCGCAAGTGCCGCCGGGGATAAACGCACGCCATGCCGACTTGTCCATCGAGCTCAGTCTGACATAGCCCGTCTGGGTGCGGGTCGGCATGAACATGTCGGTGTCGGCTTCCTCTTCGGTGGTGAACGGGTCGTCGGCGAGCGGAGGCGTGACGGCCCCTGTCGGGATTGTCACGTTCCCGATGGTGAGCGTCATGATTGTGCCGTCGAGTGCTGCGAAGTTCTGCTGGTATGCCATAGTTCTCTTTTACCTATCCGAACAAACACCGCCAAGGGGTTACTCACGCCGTGTAGAACGGACAGCGGCCAGTCCCCTTGAACTTGACCGTACCTTCGGCGAGATTGCCGACGGCTCCGTTTAGGTCAGCTTGTTGGCATATCACCGTCCCCGTGCGCCGCTGGCCACCCACCACGACACTGATGGTGTACTTGTGGCGCACCTTCAGCAGTCCCTCAAACGGTGCACCGGCAGTCACCAGGTGATTGAGCGATATGCTCCAGTCGTCGCGTCCTGCCACATATTCGCGGGCTTCGGCCGTCGATGGGGATGCTATCTCTATCAGGTCGGTCTGATAACTGATGCTGCACGTCTTGGCGGCTGCGATGATCGGGGTTGTCCCCGTCGCGCCCTGGTATATTACAATGTTTTTCCCGAGAATTGCCATATTTCTTCTGTTTTGTTACTTCCAAGTCATAATAGTGCCGCGACCAGTCCGGCGGGTATAGCGGTCAGAAGACAGATAGATGGTCTCGCCTGACAGTCGCCCGAACACTTCTATCCGGCGGTTGCCGCCTTCACTCAGAGCACTCGCCACCCCGCGCTGCTGGGCAGCATTAAGCACCACCTCGCCGGCATTCAAACCGACGAAACCTCCTGCGCCGCCGTCCACCATCCCGCCGATGTTGTCACCGCTGTAAGAGTTGCCCTTGATGACACCACCGTTGGCGTAGCCCGTCAGCGAGTGGATGGTGGAGATAGTGGTGGCGAGGGCAGCTGTACCAGCGGCCAGCCATGCTATCCATCCAATTGGACCTAATGCGCCAGCCTGTACAGATGCCATTGCGAAGCCGAGGGCGATAGAACTGATAGCCTGAATCACCGTACCGGCAGCACGCGCGGCGGGGTCTTCCATCTGAGAGAATGCCGCACCGAGATTGTTGGCTGCTTCGGCTCCCATATTGAAGGCCATCTGCTGCTGCTTGGCTGCTTTGGTCATCTTCTCCATATTCTCGCGGTACGGGTCGAAGTTCTTTGTCCAGTTGGCCGTCTCTGCCGAGTAGTCAGCCATTTCCTCCTTACAGCCCGCAATCGCCTCGCGCATCGTTTTCCATGCCTCAGAGCCACCTTCTATTTCAGGAGCCTTCACTGCTGCAAGCGCAGCCTTGTTCGGGTCAAAAGCAATTCTTGACACGTCGAAACCGCCACGAGAACCACCACGCGAACCGCCTCTGCCTGTCCTTCTCGCTGGGGAATTGCCAGTTACTACCACTTCGCCGATATTTTCGACTTCCTGGTAACCTGCCGTGGCTTTACCAATGGATGCTCCTAAACTTGCGCCTGATCCTGCTGCATTCCCTTGCATCAGTCCACGGAGAATTTTCAATAGAGGAATCCATCTGGAGGTTACGTCAATTCCTGTTTTCATCCAATTAACCATTCCTCTAAAAACAGAACTTTCAGAAACACTTGTGTATAGTTCCGAAATGCCGCTTTTCAGTTCAATAATCTTAGGAATGAGCGGTGCCACTCCGCTATTGAGTGCATTGATGGCTGCTGTTTCTATGCCCGTGAAGGCACTTGCACCCTCCTGCTGTAACGGCAACAGAGTGCGTCCCAGGTCTTCCATTGCGTTCTTCAGTTCGACATCTGCCTGAGTAGCGCGGTCGGCGGCTGTCTCCACATAGTCGCCTGCTGCTGCCATCTGTTCACGGATAATGTCGGCAACAGCGGAGGTCATGTCACCCGTCTCTTTCATCCTCTCCCTGATTTCGGATGCCGATAGTCCGAGGTTATCAAGGATCATCAATGACTGACGTCCGAGACCGGTGACTATTGATTCCACAAGATAGTCAATGCTCTGTCCTGTGTCCTTGGCCTTCTGCTGGGCGAAGGCGAGCAGAGTTCCCATCTGGTCGAGTGGCAGCTTGAAGTCATTGAACTTCACGGCGGCTTTCATCAGTTCCAGGTCGGTCACCGTGCCGTGGGTAGCCTCCCGTAGACCATCAAGAATATCAGGTCGGTTCAGTCGCTCGAAAGCAATGCGGATGCCCTCGCCCTGCTTAGCCAGTTCGATGCCCTCCTTCACCATTTCACCCATCTCGTTGGCCAACCCTGCAAGCATGCCGGCACCCTTGGTCATCAGATTACCGCCAAACACCTGCAAGGCTCCCGACATCTTGTCGCCGAGTCCGGCAAGCAGCCCGCCACCACCACCGTCAAGCGACTTGTTAATGTCGTCGAGTTCCTTTTTGGCATTTAAGATACGTGGCTTTAGTTGGTCGAGACTTTCGGCTATTCCTTGCCCGAACGGTGCGGACTTTTCTGCATCTGTCAACGACTTGTATTGTACCGACAAATCGACGAAAGTTTTCTTCATCTCATTGAGCCTGCCCGTAGCGGTGCGACTGGTGGTTTCCATCTGTCCGAGAGAACGCACATATTCGATGGTTTCTTTTTCCACTTGTTCAAGCGTGCCGCCAATCTTGCGGCAACCGTCAATATAGCGAGTCAACCCTTCGGTTGCCCGCTTCAGTTTGTTGTCGTATTCTTGGCTTTCGACTTTAAGCCTCAGTATTGAATCTGCCATAAAAAATGCGTGATTAATGCAACTATACACTAATCACGCATTTTGATGTTTGGGGGTTACTTTATCCTTCAATATCTCCGCTCGGTGTATCACCGCCGCCTTCGCCGCCTGTGCTGGTGTTATCGTCGGTTGGCTCTGTCTCGCCTTCATCCTTGGCGGTAGCCCATCCGATAGTGGCACCCTTGATGGCTTCGGCTATCTCCTGCGACGGGCGATAGTTGCAGTGGGGCGTGAGGTCGGTCAGTGCGAGGTCTTCCTCCTTCTCCACCCATTTGCCTGATACGCTGGGATAGAGTTTGCCGAGCGGGCCGAGGTCGATGATCTTGCCGTTCTTCAACTGTCTGGCAGCGGCTTTGAGCATCAGTCCGGCGCAAGCCACGATTTCCTCCTGGGCGTAGGTGGTGTTCATGCCTGCAATCTCGCAGATGTCGTCAAACGACTCAGTGCCGTTGGTAAGTACACGGGCCACGAAGCCCGGTTGTTTTGTTTTCGGGTGCTTGAAGGGAATCTTCTTGCACTTCAATGTCAGTTTTGCCATATAATTAAAATTTAGGGGTTAAAAATTTCAAGCGGTTGAATTTCCGATTTCAAGCGGTTGAATTGCGAAAGTCAAGCGGTTGACTTCTTATTCAGCATCGCTTCGAGTTCGGTGTCTATCAGCGTGGCGAGGTTGTCTGCTGCTCTTGTCAAGGCTCGCTCGCCAGCACCACGGAAGAAGTTGCGCGGAGCGATAGAACCACGGTTGCCTGACAGGCGACCACCTCGCGTGCCCGCTGTGCGGTCTCTTGTTCCGCTATTGATGAAGCGAAGTATCCATTGGCGGTCGTGAGGCCCATAGTGCATCACGGTATCGGTGCGTGTGCCTCGCGGCACTCGGTTGCCGCCTCGCTGGTGTGGCTGAAGTTTCCGTGGCGGTTCGTAGTTGGAAGGCTTGCCGGCCTTTTTTCTCATGTTCAGGATATTGACATTGCCGCCAAGGATTTTCTTATACACAGATAGTCTGATGCCATGCGCTGCACCTCGTGGATCGCTGCCCATTGCACCGCGAGCCGCAGACACTAATTCCGGCCTGACCTCCATCAAAGCCTTGCGGATGAGTTTCTGCAAGGCCTTCTGAGTCTTGGGATTCGTGGAGAGAGCCTGTTCTAACACTCGGCTCTGCTGCATCACTACGCTGTCGTTAATATCAATTCCGAACATACACTATTCGGGAATATTGCCGTCATGGGGTTACTTGTTCTTCTTCTTCCGTCTGACTGTTGAGCGCATTCATCACGGCCTGCAGTTCTTCCACGTCTTCAGCAGAGATGGGCGGCTCGTCGTCGTCATCGTCGTAGTCGAAGAGCATGGGGAACATGTCGGCCACGGTCTTGCCTTGGGGGTCGCGCATGACGTGGATGGCGGCATAGACACATTCGGCCATCAGTTGGTGCTTCAGCAGGTCGCGGCGACGATAGCCCCGGATGATACGGCGAACTTCCCAGAAGCGGAGGTCATAGAGAAATTCACGGCGGGGGATGCCTATCTCGCCCACGAGCAGTTGGTAAATGTCGTGGGCGTTGGTTAGTTTTTTGCCTTGCCCTTTCCTTTCTGCGGCTTTTCGGCTGGTTCGCCATTGGGGATGTTGTAGAATTTCGCCCAGAGGTTGATGATGGTGCCGAGGGCGGTGCCGAGTTCGAGGGGCGTGGTGTCGTTCATCAGGTCTGTGTCCTTGATGGGAGCGTCTTCGTCTTGGCTCTGATAGTAGGCCATGACAGCGGCCAGCACAAGGTAGATGCTGCGCTTGGTGTCGGGCATCCGTGCGGGCTTGGCGTTGACGCAAGCGATGGTCTCCTGGATGATGGCGGCAATGTCTTCGCCCGACAGGTCTTTGTAGGCGATTTCTGTTGCATAGCAGTAGCCCAGTGTGACGGGCTTGCCTGCAAGGGTAATTTCTTCGTGGATCATAGTTATCTTGATGTTTTGGGGTGAAAGAAAGAAGAAGGCGGCAGTACCGCCTTCCACTAAACGGAGGATGCTATGCGGCAACGGTGTAGATGCCGTAGCCGGTGAGCTGGGTGTCGTAGGTGGCATTCTGACGGTTGGGGGCATTCAGCGTGAGCTGGGTGATAACCACCGAACCGGAGCAGATGATAGCACCCTTCGTGCGGTTGTTCGCGCCGCTGACGTTCGCAATCTGGAAGCGAACGGGCGTGCCTGCCTCGTAGATGTCCTCGATAGAGGCGAAGTCCTGACCCTGCACAGTCGATGTGATGGTGTCGCCACTGCGCACGAGTGCATTCGATGAGATGTCGAACGACAGGGCAGTGGGTTCCTGTACCTGCCAGTCGCCTGTGGTGTCCTTGGTGGTAGCGTCTTCGAGGCTCATGCTGACATGCAGCGAGAGCGACTTGGCACCTGCCACAATCTTTGCGGGCACTGCGCTGTTGTCGCTGCCCAGAAAGAGGCGCACGAACTGACCCTTGGTGTAGGCTCCATCGACGGTGACAATCTGCATCGTGGGTGCGGTGCTGACTTTCTCCAGTGCGCCGGTGCCTGTGAACTGCAACTGCTTGGTGGAGTTCTCGCGGTCGTTCCAGTTGAATGTCACGTCGTTCATGTACGCCTGACCCTTACGGCTGTAGCCTGCTGCCTGTGCCGTCTGGTTGTCGGCGGTGGCCGTCTCGTCCCAGATGAGGGTGAATGGCGTTAGGTTCTTGATGGCGTTGAGCACGGCGGCGGTGTCGGTGACATCGAGCGACTCCACCTGTACCGACCATGACTTCGAGGTGATTTCGGGCTTGGAAGCCAGTGCCACGTCGTCTTTGGTCGATGCGTCGTCAGAGTTGCCGGTGAGCGTCACGGTGCAGTTGGTGCTCTTGCCTACCACCTTGTACTTCGTGCCGTCCTGAAGCAGTACGCGTATGTTTTGACCTTTTAGTGTTGTCATATTGTGATATTGTTAGATGATGTCAACTCTGAGAATATAGGTGCCGTCGTCGCTATTGCGGGCTACGGCTCCGGCGGTGAGAGTGTGGCCGTCGTACTTGCCCTTCAGTTCTTGAAATTGGGTGTCAAGTTCCTCGCGGCTCTTGGCGCGGAGGATGACGGGCGATTCGGGTGCGGCAGTGCCTGTGGCGGTCTGCTGCTCTTGTGCTTGTTCCTTCTCTTTCATGGTTCTGCGAATATTTCGTTAGGTGTCGAGCACTGGTAATAGAACATCATCGTGTGGCTTGGCTTCTGAGGGTCGTAGGCCACGTCGCTGAACGAGAAGTCGTAGTATTTGGGGCGCAGTTCGTCGTTCTCGGCTGGCTTGCCAGCATCTATGCGCTCGGCTGATGCCTGCATGTAGTCGTGAACGGTGCGGCGCACGGCAACGGCCATCTGGCGCAACGAGTCGTTGGTCTTCGCCACGATGCGGATGCTGATGTTCACCTTGTCTTCCGCTCCCTCGTAGTCGTCCTTGGTCTGTGCGTCGTTGTTGCCACCATCGTTGTTCACAATGATATACGGCACGGCCACGTTCTCCATGTCATAGTCGGGGTCGGCTATGTTGTTGTAGATGGCGTGGGCGGGCAGTGCGGCTATGAGGTCGGCATTGCTCTCCAGGGCTGACTTGAAGAAAGCGTCGGTTAAGAGTCCCATATGATTACTTTGTGCTTGACGTGATTACTGATTGAAAGAAAAGCTGGCGGGCGCACAACCTTTGCTGCGCATCGGAGGCTCCCGCCAGCCGCTTATCAAGAAACTATGAACCTTGATTCACTGTGAGAGGATTAGTTGCCAATCTCGTTAGAGCTTGCGGGCTCGGACAACTTGATGAGGGCGAATGCCTGTGGTGTGCCGTCACCACCGTTCACCTTGCCGGAGAGCTCGGTCAGAGAGTAGTCTGTGCTCATGCCGATAGCAACCGTACCACGGTCGAAGTTGGCCTGGCTGGTGCCGTCGATGTTGAAGCGCAGTTCGCCGTGCTGCTGCTCTGCCAGATAGCCGAAGTGACCGATAGCGATATAGCGAACAGGCTTACCGTCTTCAACGTCCTTGGTAGCTACGCCGTTGGCTGCAATGGCGTAGTCAACGTATGGGCTGACCTTGTACTTGTAGCCTACGCAGCGGCCGTCCTCGATGACGGTGCGGTTCGAATCGGTGGTGCCGGGGATGAGCTTCTTGAACTTCAGAGCCACCTCAGTGGTCTTGTCCATGATGATCTCAGGATCGCCCTCGAAGCCCTTGTCGTACATCTTGGCAATCTCCTTGGCAATGTTCTCGCCGATGTTCTCGTCAAGAGTGAGCTCAACGGGATCAACCTTGCCGAATGGTGACTGCAACTTGGTGTAGGCACCGTGTGCATAGACGTGGAGAGCGCGGAACATAGCCCAGCCCTTCTGGAACTTGAAGGTGATGAAGGCGATGATGTCGAAGGCAGCGTTGTCGATGGCACGGAAGCTGACGGGAACGCTGGCAGCGACGCGGACGGGAGCAGCCTGGATGTTGGCGAAGTTGAGAGCCTGCTCAGCCACCTTGGTCACCTCACCCTCTACGGTGAACTTCACGTCGTTCACAGAGTAAGGAATAACCTGTGTGCCGGTCACGCCAGTAGCCATGCGGAGGTCGTCGGGCAGTTCGATGCCGGGCACCTTCGTGTCAATCAGCGGCAGAATCTCGATGGGAATCAATTCACCGGCTTTGAGGTTGGCGTCTGTGTTGCCATTCTCAGCGTCGGGGAATGCCAGGATGGTAGTGCTCTCGGCACGCTTCTCCAGACCACAAGCCTTGATGCGCTCGCGCAACTGCTTGCCAAGGTCTTCGCGCTCCTGAATCTGCTCCAACTCCTTGCCGCTGGCCATAGCCTTGGCACGTGCGCTGAGTCCGGCAGACTCATCAACGAGTGAACGATACTCGGCAGACTCGGCCTCGGTGAAGAGGATGTTGCCGTTGTTAGCCTCACGAGACTTCTCTTCCATCTCGTGCATACGATTCATGATCGCCAGCTGACGCTCCTGAATCTGGGTCTTTGTCATTTCTTTCATGATGCAAAAACTTTTAATTGGTTAATATTCAAGTGATGTTAAAATTTCGTCGTTGATGCGGCGCGCTTGGTAGCGCAGACGCATGGCCTGCTGTTCGCGGAAACGCTGCTCCTGCTCTTCGAGTTCGCGGGCTTCCTGTTCCTCCTTGGCCTTTGCCTCTTCCTCAGCCTTTTTCTTGGCTTCCTCTTCGGCAGCACGCTTGGCGGCTTCCTCTTCCTCGGCCTTCTTCTTGGCTTCGTCGTCGTCGCCACACTCGCGCTTGTGAGCCTCTATCTGCTCATCAATCTCGCGCATGATCTCGTCGGCAAACTCACGGGTTACGACGCTGGTCTGCTCATAGGCGGGGTGGGTCACGATAGCCACGTCATAGAGGCCGGTAGCCTTGCGGACGTGTCGCAGCCAGATTTCCTTGCCGTCGGCACTGCGCTCGTTGGTCTGCTCGTAGGTCACGCTGGCCTTGTCGTGGGGGTTGTCGCTGAATGCGAAACTCATGCCGGTGATGTCGCCACGGCGCATCAGCTCCAGCGTGTCGTTGGCGTTGTTGGTGTGGGGCATCGCACAGCGGCAGGCCATACCCTGCGCCAGCAGTTCCAATGTGAGGGTGTCACGTTCTGAGTTGCGGTAGCGTCCCAGAATGTCGGTTACTTTATTGGAGTGGTTCAGGTTGAGCACCACATCCGAACGCTGAAGCAGTTCGGGAGTGATGAAGCCTGCCTCCAACACTTCATAGACCTCGCGGTCTTCCGACCACGGGGTGAGGTTCACCGAGCGTTGACCGTACACCACCGGCATTCCGATGATGGTGCGGCTTTCCTGCTCACCTTCCTGTGGCTCTCTGACTTGCAGGTTGCAAGCCTCGATGGGTACAAACCTAATCTGTTTCATATTCTCGTTTTACATTTGAAAATGTTATCTACTTATCGGGCGTTTTAGCGTCCGGGGTTTACTGCGCGATGCACACGGCTTTCGCGCTTCTTTCTCTGTTGCTGAATCTCGCGCTCCAGTGCGTCGATTTCCTGTTTTGTCGGGTTTGGTGTCATACGCTGTCAATTTTCAATCATTAGGTAACAACTTGCAAACTGTTTGGTAACAGTTGCCGAGTTGTTAGGTAACAGTTTATTTTTTGTCTGCTGGCGGTTCGTTGCCTTCGCCACCCTCCACGGTATAGTTGCCCGGCTTCAGCTGCGTGCTCGCGTCGCTCTTGGCGATGAGTGCCTTCAGCGTCATGAGGTTGGCCGATGCCATTGGCACGTCTCCGTCTTCCACGGCTGGCATGTCGAAGTCGCGGCGTGCCTCGTTCACGGTGCAGAGTCCTGCCTGCATCTTCAGCTGTGCCACCTTCGCACGGCGTTCGGGGTCCATCACCATCAGCGGGTCTTCGCAGATGTGAATGTCGCGGGTGCCGTAGTCCTTCATGCCGATGAGCTTGCGGGCAATCTCCTTTTCGTTGCGGTTCTTCAGCGGCAGGATGGTTCGCGTGTGGAACTCCATCGTGGCGTTCTGATAGTCATTATAGTGGCTGTTGGTATCGAGCATCAGCAGCGGACGCGGTACACCCCAATAGCGGGCCACGTCGTCGTAGGTGATTCCCAGTTGCTCCAGCATCTGCATGTCCTGTGCGGTCATGGAGAGGTTCTGGAACGACTCAAGGCCGTGCATTGAAACGATGTCGTGACCCGAGTAGAACTTCTTCTGCATCTCCTGGGCGGTCTTGCTCACTTCTTTGGGGTTTAGCAGTCCTGCTGCCAGCGTACTCGCGACCTGCGCCGGTTGCTTCTCGCTGATGATACCCTTGATGCGTCCGCCCTTTGCCGCCGTGTCGAGAGCCTGCGAGCGCAGGGTGCGGTTGAGCGTCAGAGCCTCGAACGCATAGAGCAACGTCGATTTGCCCCAGCCGTTCGGGTAGCGGAAGTTGTTCGGGAAGTGCAGCACGTCGCTGGTCGGCACGTTCACCTCCGTCCTGTAGCCTTTGTCGGTCAAGAACACGATGCTGGCGTAGGTGGCGGTGTTGATGTTGTAGCCACAACTCTTCACGAGCCACAGGTGCAACGGGAACCCGAACTCGTCGCGCTCGATATAGACGAAGCCGTTGCCCGTCAGCGTGCGGTTCAGCTCCACCAGATTCCACAGGTCGGGAGCCGACATGATGGGGTTCGCTTCTTCCTGCAACAGGTAGTTGATGCGCCGTCCCAGACCGCGCATATCCTGTACGAAGTTGTCGCGATCAAAGTCCTTCTTGCGGTACTGAACGGGCATGACGCTCATCGTGTCGCCACGCAGTGTCACGGCACGATAGACCGCCGACACGGAGCAAGCCGCCTCCGGGGTTCGCGTCGCCACGATGCGCTCCATGTAGTCGCCGCCCTCCACCTTCGGAGTTTCTGGTGGCATGGTGCTCGAAGGAACACCAGTGGCCTGTGGTGCCTCGCGCAACATCAGCGCATTCTCAGGCGTTGCCGATCTGAAAAGATTACTGAAAAAACTCATATCTTATTCCTTTTTACTGTTCGTGCGTTTTGCTGTCTTGGGTTTACTCGGCGATTTCGGCGAATCAGGGGGACAGGTCGCGTGATTCTTCGCGGAAGAATCATGGACCTGTCCCCCTGATTCGCCCTCCCAGAGTGCGCGATGCTGATTCAGCCACTCTGCCTGCGCCTTCAGGCTGACGTTCTTATAGCTGCCACCACCCAGGTGTACCACCATCGGACGGATGTCAACGTTCAATCCTACGAGATTCGGCCTGTTTGCCAGCACGTCTTCAAGCAGAGACGTGCCTGTGTCGTACCAGTTCTTGGGATTGTCCTCGCCCTTGTGGAGCATCCACGAGCGGTCAGGATCAAAGTAGTGGACACCGTAGGCACGGAACTTCGGTACGTTGAAATAGCAGAGCATCGGAAGGATGCGACCACGCCCGAACTTGTTGCCGCGCTGCTGCTTCTGCACGTAGGCTGCAAACGAGTATTTTTCATTCCACATCACGGCTGGGTTTTCCCGCAGCAGGATGTCACTCTCCACAAGGATGAACCCGTCGGGCAGCAGTTCCCACAACTTCTCAACCGTCATCATGTGACAGTCCGAGCCCCAGCCATTCACAGCCGCGTGAGGCTCGTGCTTGTCGGGGAATGCTTGCAGGGCCTTCTCGAAGTCAACCTGTTGTCCTTTCGTGTTGTCGATGACCTTCACGCTCTTCATCCGTCGGGTGAATGAGTGCGCCTCGATGGTTCTTTCTGGCATTCCCTCGCCTGCGGGCCATGTCACCTCGCGGCTGTTGTCGAACACCACCACGGGCCAATCACAGCCATGCTTCCTGATTGACAGGATGCAAGCCTCGGTCAGTTCCGGGGTGTTGAAGTGGATGATTGCGATTGTCTTCTGTTTTGCCATAGTTCCTTATTTGTCGTTAATAATCTGCTGGGCATGAAACTGGATAGTGTTCTCCTGACGGTCAGCATGGAACGTCTCGCCGATAATCTGGTACGTATTGCCGTCATAGATGATTCGGCTGCGCTCATTGACGATGGTGTTGTAGCGCATACGGATCATCACCACGCCATAGACATCCAGCGCACCGGCATTCATCGCGCCCTTGCCCTTCTGCCAATCCACACTTGCCCATACCGTAGCGGCAGGCTCGAACTCAACGCCTGCGCTGTCGAGTCCGAACCTCCCCTGCTGTGCCTCCGTCCTGTTCAGGATGGTCACACGGTGCTTCAATAGTCCACTTGTGTATGCCATATATCAAACGCTTTCGGCAAACTCGTTGTAAGCCTTGAACTCGGCATATTCCGCTGAGTCATACTGCAGCGTGGCCTTCAGCACCTTGGCGAGAGTCTTGCGCAGGATTTTAGTTTCGTCGCCGTTGGGGTGAATCTCGCTGATGACGGAATCCTTTACCTTGTGAGGGTCGCGGGCGTCATTCACCTGGTAGATGTCGTACTGATACTCCGTGCGCTCTTCCTGTGTCTCAGGGTCGGTCACCTTGACCTCGCGCTCGTTGGTTAACACCTCACCGCTGTTGTCGCCGGTGAGCTTGTGCAGGCCCAGTGCCTGCTTCTCGGGGAAATTAGCTGTGTACATAATCGTTGTTATTTAGGGATGTTAAATTGTTTTCTTATCATTTCCTCCTCCTCGGCATCGGTATAGACGGTGCCGTCGTAGTAGTAGCCGCTCCAGTCGTGTACTATCTTCATGTCGCGCAATGGGATGTCATTCCGCGTCTTGGTGTCGAGATACTTGCATATCTTCTGTGCGCCCGTCGAATAGACTATCAGCCCCAGCCCGTCGGCAAGTGCCTGAATGTGGTAGTAACTGTCGCAGTCTTTCTGATTGCTGCTGCGCTTCTGGAAGTCAACGATGGTGTGTGGTATGGCCTCCATCGTCTCAATCTTCATGGGTCGCCCTGCAAATGGGCGACGGATTTTCTCGTTCATAGTTCTGTTATCTTGATATTGTACTCGTTTCTTCAGTTCCTTGGTGTCTGCCACTTCGATGATGCCCTTGTACGAGCCCATGCTGCGCTCACGGTGGCGAGCCTTCACGTAGCGTTGCTTCGTCTGCTGGCTCAGATGGACATAGCCGCGCCCGTACTGATAGCCGCAGAAGATGATGGGCTGGTGGACGGCGGAAGTACCGCCGTATACTGAACGGGAGCCGGGCATGGGGCGGACATACATCGGCTTGTAATGCAACCGCATCTGTCTGGCCCATATCCGCATGTCGCGGCGCAGGTTGTTCAGTGTCTTCTTGTCGCGGCTGAAGGCGATGAAGTCGTCGGCAAAGTTCACCAGCGCGATACGCTTGCCGTACTTCTCCTTGGCCTTACGGATGATGACGCTCATGTTCAGGTTGGCGATAAGGTGACTGAATGGGTCACCGATGGCGAGCCGCTTCTGGTTGAACAGATGCTGACGGATCACCGCCCTTGTACGCTTATCCTTCACCTGTCGCTCTATCAACTCCATGCTGATGACGTTATCCACATGGTCGTAGAACTTGGAGATGTCGCCTTGCAGATAGTGCGTCAGGCTTCGGTCGTTCAGCAGCACCCGCATACGTGCCACCACCTGATGCCGCTTGTCGCTTGCCAGCACGCCACATCCGGGCAGTCCGCCCAGCATGTCGTCGGTCATCTGTCGCAGGATGAGCGGCTCGATGGCATCCTTCACGGCATTCTGCACGCAGCGGTCTTCGTAGGGCAGCACGCTGATGTTGCGCTCCTTCTTCTTGTCGCGCAGGCGAAAGTGGAGGTAGGGGCCGATGGTGTATGAGCCGGTGGCGAGTTCCGCCTGCTTGCGCAGGCAGAAGGCGTACACATCTGCCATGACCTCCATCACCTCACGCTTGGCGCGTTGGCGTGAGCTCTTGGCTGCGTAACTGTCATAGACGGCAGTGTGCATCCCGGTCATGATGTTGGTCCAAGTGCTGATGCCCATACTTCTTCTGTTTTTTTGTTGTTGACCTGCTGCGCCGATTGTCACTTTTGACTATGTGACAGCCTACCCTTCTTTGCTACTATTTGCACGGTCGGCTGGTGGTCTTGGCACCTTTTCTTTGCGTTGTTCCGCTCTCCATCGTCAGCGAGGCTCTGCACCTGCCTCTTTGGTTGCAGGTCACAACCGCGAGGGCTTATTGGTTTTTATTGGACGGCGGAAGTACCGCCGTATACTTGACGTTACAGTTGCCGAAGCCGATGTTCGAGTTCGCATTCGAGGGCGAATTGTTAGCGTTCATCGTCAACGGAGACAGGTTCGTGTTGTTAGCGTTGTTGCCGCGCCGGAAACCACGGACACCCGTCAGTGCAGCCGCCTTATTTCAACCTCACCACCTGACGGGTACTCCGATTCCCTTGTGCGCTTTGGTCGGTGGCCTGGATTTCTGCTTCAACGATGTCGCACCACATCTCCACACTATGCGGGTGATTCCGTGCCTGGGGTTTACCCGACGAAAAAACCGAGGCCACCCCACCATCGGGATGACCTCGGTTTCAGATTTTTCCACCCGATACCGCCTTGCGGCGGGGCGCGGTTTTCGTTTTCGGCCCTCGCTTCGCTCGGGCTGGGTTAACGTTTTCGCCTTCCCCTGCGGCTCCCCCCCTCGCTCCGCTCGGGGCCGCTCCCTTCGGTCGCGGGTTTACGTTTTCTTTTTCGGGCGGGTCACTCGCTTCGCTCGTGACGGACGTTTACGTTAGCGAAGGCTGCAGCAGGTGCCGAAGCCGATGTACGAGTACGCAGACGAGGGCGAAGAGAAAGCGAACATCGTCAACGGAGACAGGTTCGCGAAGTTAGCGTTGCCGCCGCGCCGGAAACCACGGACACCCTTCTTACCTGTTGGTGCTGCGGCGCCCGTGAACCAATTAAACTTGCCAACGTAGGTATGCAGTCCACCGCCGGTCTTCAGGTCGTTGGTGCGAGGCAGCATGAATGCACCGTCGAGATAGTCGCGGGCGTAGCCTTCGCCTGCTGCCACCTCCAGCACCATCGGGTAGCGATTTTCGAAATCAAAGGTGCTCTCTACATCGATGTCTCCGCTGACTGTCTTGAGCAGTTCGGCCTGGTTGCGCTCCAGGAAGCAGCGGTAGTTGCGGTTCTCATCCTCGGTCATCACCAGTCCGCTGACCCACCACGATGGCGACACTTGGGTGGTAACGCCGTGGAGCAGAGCCGTGGAGAAGATGAAGTCGATACGCTTGCCAGTGAGATGCGTAGAACCGTCGGCGGGATCGATGGCGGCATTGGTGAACTGAGAAGAGAGCACCTTCCACACCACGCAGGTCATCTCGCCCTGGCCGGGGCCACGGAAGCCGGGTACGGAGCGATACTTATACTTGTTGCCCTCAAAGACAAACCACTCCAGCTCTCCAACTCCCTTGCGCACGGCATACGACACAGCCCTGTGAGCCTCCATCACGTGCCACGGATTGCGCCATGAGTTGACCATTGCGCCCGTGTACTGATTGGTGATGCCGAAGGCATTGTTGACGTTGAGATTGAGATATACGAGGTTATCCTGTCCGTTGACGTAGCGCAGGCCGTTGCGGGCTTCCGAACCGGCTGCCTCAAACACAGCGGCGTTGGCTCCATCGTTGCTCGAGAATCCGCTGCCCATGATGTTGGCATTGTGGGCATCGAAGGTGCCACCCTCCGCGAGCAGCAGAGCCTGGAGATTGTTGCAAGCCTCGGTCGTCTGATTCATGAAGGGCACGGTCTTGGTAGTGTCGGGGTTCTGGTTCATGGCGTGCTGCTCACCGTCTGGCAGGCTGAGGTCGGTGGTGTGCAGACCACCTGCGCCGCCCAGCAGAGTGGCCTCCGAGTCGTATTCCTCGGTGATGGCTCCCGTTTCCTCGTTCTGATGGTAGATATACTTTCCGACCATCGCCACGGGGGCTGTATAGGAGCCATTCCAGGCTGGGTTGTAAACTGAGTGCATGCGGGTCACGTTGTCGGTGTCCTGATGCGCCACGCAGTAGTCGGGCGACATGCCGCCACGGTCTATCTCCTCGGCATCGTAGCCATGCCATGTGAACGGCTCTCGTGACATGAGGAACACGTCGTACTCCTGACCCTCCACGGTGAAGTGGCCTGCGAGACGGTAGTACTTCTCGATGTTGCACACCATCACGTCGCCCTCCGAGCCGTCGATGGCGTGCTGATTGCCAGCCAGGTCGAGGGCATGGCCTGTGCCGTCCTCGTAGCCCGTCTTCTGCAAAACGAAGAGAACCTTGCCTATCTGGTCGTCGTTGCCAGAAAGTTTGGTGCCTACCAGACAGGGATAGAAGATCGAGAATGCCGACTCACGGCTGAAGCCTCCCTCCTCGTTGAACTTGTAGTGACGGTAGCTCAGCGCGGGCGATGAGGAGCCTGCCACGCGCACGTATCCCTCAGCCAGCGTCTCAATGTCGGCCACCACGGCCTGAAGAGCTTCGATGGCACCAGCATTCTCGGAAATGCCTGTAGCGTTGGCCTGTTCAGCAGCCTTGGCACGGTCGCTCTCGGTCTTGATGGCAGCGTCGGTCTGTGTCTTGGTGTAGTAGTTGGTGAGGGCAGAGGTGATGGCTGCAGATACCTGTAATGCGGTCTGCTTCGGTTCCAGCAGGTTGTTCACTTGCGTCTTGTTATAGTAATACTCCAACGCCGTGCTGATAGCCGTCGAGATCTGTGTGGAGAGGTCTGTAGCCGTCGGCAGGGCGTTCAGCTTGTTCTTCAGCGCAGAGGTGAAATCCTCCGTTGAGAGTTGCTTGCCACTCACTTTGTCTACTTTCTTATTCAGCAAATCGTCTGTGGCAGTCTTGGTGTAGTACGCTGTCAGTGCGCTGGTGATGGCATCACGGATAGCTGTGTTCATTTCTGTGGTTGTCGAGTAGGGCTGGAGCGCGGTGTTGATGAGAGTCTGCACCTGCTCGGAGTTCACGAATGCCTTGATGGCCTCCTGGATGGCGGCGATGGCTTCGGCATGTTGCGGCACGAGGTTCAGTCGCTGCTGTACCTGTTCGCCGGTAAGGGTCAAATCGAAATCTGCCATAATTCTTATGATTTTTTAGTTACTAATTATTTTTCAAAACACGGAGCCGACGACCGTTTACGTCGCGGAAGTAGTTCTGGAAGATGTCGCGCAGATAGCGGAACAGACTTCGCTTATCGCTGCGGAGCGTGCGCTCGTAGGACACGTAGATACCCTGATAGATACCACCTTCGTCGCGCATCATCTGTGGCATCCTCGAACTGGTGTTCACGAAGCACAGAGGCTGCTGTTCCTTCTCCGTGCGGTAGCCGTCGGCATAGTCACCGTCGGGCACGTCGTAGGCACACTCCACCGTCACCACGCCAACCATGTCATTCGTCGGGAACGTAAAGAACCACTGGTCGGCCTCGTCTTTCATCATCTCCGACTTCTGTATCACGAGCGTCCGTCCCTGCATGCCCCATTTGAGGGTCAGCGTAAACGGGTTCTCTGACATGGAGAATCCTTCTCGCTCGATGGCGATGCGGTACTTTGCCTCCTCGCCTTGCTGAATGATGTTTTTGCTGTTGATCATATCTAAGATACTTTATATTTCACTTGTTTTGCCGTATTGGGTTTACTGCGGGATTCGCTCTTCGTCGGGATAGACCCTGAGAGCCTTGTCGCTGCTGTCGCGGAGCGTCAGCAGGTTCACGTCGCGGAGCGTCAGCATGCCAGTCTGCTGCACGATTGTGACTTGTGCCGTCGCCCGCCCGTCTGCCGTCCGCAAGGTGATGACTTGCTGACGGTCGCTGCCCAGATTGTCGGTGGTTGACTGCACGGTAACGACTCCATCACCCTGTCCGTCGTAGGTCAGGATGATGTCGCCGTTGCCGTCGGCCCATGGGATGGTGAGTGTCTTTGCCATTACTCTACGGTCCAGTTGGTGTTACTTGTCACGTTGAACGATGCCGTCTTGCCTTGTGTAGCTGCATCCCAGTCGAGGTTGACGGTCTGCGGACTAACCTCCAGTGTCGCATCGCCTGCTGCCTGCGTGATGGTACAGGTGGCGGAGTGTCCTGCCGCATCGGTCACGATGAGCTGTGCCGTGCGCTCAGTTACCACGGGATTCTTCGCTATGCTGGCGAACTGGATGCTGAACGGGAACTCCTGCCCTGCTCCGGGGTCGCCTGCAATGGCTGCACCATTGTTCGTCTGTAGGGAGTTGGCCAGATAGGTGGCGGGCATTGTCAGCGGTAGCGAACCGCCTGAAGCGAGGGCAAAGGTCAGTTTCGACGAGTTGCTGACACCTTCGATAGTGAGTACCGTCACACCATCCTTCGAGACGGCTGCTGCCGACTGGATGGTGACAAACTCAGGCTTGCCTGCCTGAATGACCGTGCGCACCACGTCGGCCACGTTAGCTGCCTTGAATGCAATCTGCGTCTGTCGCGGACTGCGCCCGGTGTTGTTGCTCACGGCGGTCACATCTACGGTGTCATTGCCAGAGCCTGATGTCTTGCTTGGTAAAAGCCAATTTGCGTATGCCATATCTTTTTGATGTTGATGATTATTCAATCCACCAGTCAAGCGTTGTGATGATTTCGTACCGCACCACATTGCCGGGCGTGACCCACTGAAGCGTCTGTGCATGCTCGGGTGTGACCCTGATGGGCTTGTAGAGGTTGCTGCGGGTATCGGTCTGCATGCGCACCGAGATACCCGAGGGCTGCGCTCCAGCAAACGCCCTCGGCTGTCTGGTGACAAGCCACCCTCTGCCTGTTATAGGTCTGTTGTGCGGTGTCATCCTCTGATTGTTATATGTGGGTTAATATTAACGACGGTCTTGCGGTAGCCTCCGGGGAAGTCTTGGTCGGGAATCTGGAAGGTCACCTTGCACATGAGCGTACCCACGCCGAAGTCTGCCGTGTCGATGAGTACCACATAGTCGCCCTCGTCGGTCAGTATGCACTCCGTCTTTTTGAACGTCTTATTCTTGTCCTTTGCGTCGGCATTGACTACCTCCACGGTGAAGTCCACGTCTAACATCGTCAGGCCGTCAGGAAGATTGGCGGTGATGAGTATCTTCTCTTGCGAGCCGAGCGTGACCACCTGCTGCCTAATTCCGCAAGGCTCAGAAGTCAGCCGCATGTACGGCTTGATGAGCAAGTCGAAAGCGTAAGGCACGCTACTTAGGTTCTGAGCCGACGAAGGCTCACGGTGCTGGTACGATTGTCCCACCAGCAGCATAGCGGCTTGAACCAGCGGAGCCGGCACCTCGACGTAACTTTCCAACAGATCGTGGTAGCTGCGGTTCAGCAGATTGAGCAAGGTGTCCTCGGCAGCCTTGCCATACTCGTCGAGTAGGGTGTCCTCTTCGCTCCAGTCTATACGAAGCTGCTGCTTGATGTAGTCTATTGTCAGGAATTTCATATTTCTGCCTGTTTTTTCTTATCGGCAGAAATACGTCTTGGGGGTTACTGCTTGCCATCAAATGGGGCAAGCAAAAAAAATGGGCGACCGCTGTCGCCCTACAATCAATTACTTTGAATAACTAACTACTAAAACAATTAAATTGAGATTTTGAAAAACTACTGGCTATGGCCCGTCACGGGCTTATCGCTTCATAAGATTGTCGATGACTTGTCGGCGGTTCCTGCCGAATGGGGGGTGCACGTAGGAGACGTGTACCCAGTAGGAGCCCTTCGCGTTGTGCTCCCAAATGAGCTGGTCGAATTGGCAGTGCTGCTTGATCCACTCGAACCACCGCTTGCCTTTCTTCAGGTCGCCGTCTATGCAGAGGTCTGCCGCCTGGCCCTTCATGTGCTGGGAATTGGCGACACCGCCGACGGCACGGTTCAGAGCCGGACAGCGGTAGCCAGAGCCTATCTTGATGGGTTCGCCCATCGCCTCGCGGAGCGGTTCGAGCACGTAGGCCGTGAGATATACCAGATTGATAATCTCCGGCGTGCCGGGTTTGTTCTGTATGCACCGCGCCTTGGCAGTTGCCGAGGCACAGAGTTCGTCGATGGTGAAGTGCATAGTGATATTCGTTGCCATGGGTCAGTCGCCGTTATAGGGGTCAATATCATTGACGGCGGACGTACCGCCGTCTACTGGACTCTGCGGACGGTGGGTCTTGTCAATCTCCCCGCTGGGAGAGATGGCCACGGGGACGCGGATGGCGCACCCTTCCCGTCCGCACAATAAAGGGCGCATGCACTCCACCATGCGGCCGTTGCGTGCCACTTCGCGCTGTAGTTCCCGCATTGCCTTCTCCAGTTTGTCCTGGCGGTTGCGCAGGTCGTCGCGCTCTTCGCGCAGGTGGCGGCGGTCTTCCTTCAGTTCTTTGATGTACTGTTTTTGTTCCTCATTGTACTCCTGTTGCGTGTCGAGGTTCGCCTTCAGGTCTTCCGTCAGTCGCTGGTACGAGTCTTGGATTTCCTTTGTCAGTGTGGCGTTGGCCTGCATGGCCTCGAACTTCGCCTTCTCTGCCTCGGCTTCTGCCGTCTTGGCTTCCGATTTGGCTTTCTTCCGCTGGTATCGCCAGGTGAAGAATGCACCGCCACCGCCACCAAGCAGAATGCCCAGCAGGGTCACGATGTTGTCGATTGATAAGATGTCTGTCATTTCGAAATGATTTATAAATTTATAAATCGCGGGGAATGACGTTGTGGGTTTACTCAATCAATTCAATCAAGGGGACAGGTCGCGTGATTCGCTCAAAAAGAGCGATCATGGACCTGTCCCCTTGATTGAACCCTTGATTGAAAAACCCCGGAGGCAAAGAATGAAGTACTCGAACAGCCTCCGGGGGGAATAACAAAAATCTTTTAATATATGAAAAATTACATGTGCTCGCCCGTCACGGGCTTGCCTGCTGCCTCACGGCAGTTATTATTAAGTATTAACAGAAAAAAGAAGATGCCTGAACTTGAAGATGATCCACACGATGCCGCCAATCAGGGAGACGATACCGATAATGAGCAGTCCCCACTCCATCTTCGAGCGTTTGCGCTCCACGTACTCCGGCACCTTGTAAGGCACGGGGATACTGTCGCGCACGGTGTCTTTGTGGGCACTCATGTGCTCCAGCTCACGCAGGCGGTTCTCCATCTCGCGCTGAAGAACGAGCCATGCCCGCTGATTGGCTTGCATCTGTATGCCATACCGCGCCATCGCTGCCGAATCCAGCTCGCGGATGACGGTCTCGCGCTCGGTGTGCGTCGAGTCGCGCTCCTTCACGGTGTCCGTGTGCCAGTGGTTCTCTGTGTGTGTCTCGGTGATGGGCACGTATCGCGTCGTGGTGCAACCCATCAGCAACCAACCCAGTATGGCAGCAACGGCGATGATCTCCAGATACCAGATTATCACAGCCAGACGGCGTGGCTGTTGCGGGTGGCGTTCGTTGCCGTCATTGTCCGGCTCAAAGTTATCGCAATCGTCATGGGCGAAAGAGCATCGCGTGTCATGCACCTCGCAGTAGTCTATACCGTAAGGGTTGTCGCTGTTATGGTGGCGACACTTCCAGCAGTCGTAAATAGTTCGCTTCATATCGTTGTCATTTTAATGTCCATAGTTAAATAATAAGAGAGGCCGCGACGTTGCGGTCTCTCTTATCGGTGGGGATGATAGCGGGGGTTTACCGCCACTCAGCCCAATCGAGGCCGTTGTCATGCAGCAGGTCGTCAAGTTCGATGAGCGACTTCTTGCCGCCGTTGCGGAACTTCAGCCAGTCGGTCTTGTGGAGTTTGCAAAGGTCGCCCAGCGTTTCAATGCCGCCAGCCTTGCAGATGTTCGTGGTACGGACGCTCAGGTTGCAATCCTCGATGCGCTTTGCCTTGATGTCAGCCTTGGGGTCGGGTTCGGCTTGGGTGTTGACATCCTCGATGACGGCTTTCGCTTGTTGCGGTCTGTCAAAGAGTATTTCGATGGCGATAACTGCGTCTATTTTATCCGTTGTGCCATCGTTGTAATCTATTATTGCTTCATGGCAGCAGCCTATCTGGTTGTAAGGAGTCTTTATGACTTTTGTAACTTTTCTGCCGTCTATCCAGAATTCTATATATCGGCATACAATGTGAATAGTTCCCTCCATAGTTCCTTGATTTTATAATTCGAATGAAACACTATACTGCCAGAACAGCCAACTGACGGCCATATACACATGCTCACTGCTCCACCCAACCTCTATCGATGGCAGGATGAAAAACAATCGCCCATCGCGATTGTTCCCAAAATAACTCTTAAATTCGCTATACATAATTCTCTAATTCTTTTTTACTTGATTCTCTCTATTTCCTCCGTCACGGCCTTGCTGATGCCTTGCATCCAAAAGTGCATGGAAACGTAGTTCTCAATCTGTGCGCCGCGCGACGCTTGCCAGCCGGGGAGCATCGCGATGCCGTCGGCACGGGTCATGAGCAGGATGATGTCGTAGGCGAGGATGACGGCATAGGTGAGCCGACGGCCCAGCAGGGCGTTCATCAGTCGGAAGAGCCAGTGGAAGCGGCAGGGCCACACGCGACAGGGGTTGATGCTGCCGTAGCCGTACCGCAGAAGGATGGTCTCTGCCTCGCGGAACCGACGGCGGTACTCGCGCGGCTCAATGCCGGTCATGGGGCCGGAGATGTAGATGCGTCGTTTCATACGTCAATAAGGATTGTTCGGTTTGCCTTTTTTCATGCGCTCCTTTTCGTCGCGGATGGCGTCGTTGAGCGTTGCCTTCAGCTCGCGCAGATGCTGGAAGGTCTCGGGTGGTGTTCGGGGACAGCCACGGACGAATGAGCGCAGGTTCGGGGTGTCGAAGCCGAACTCGGAGGCGTCGCAGATGTACTGCTGCCACTCCATGTACTGCTCACGGGTCACGTCGGACAGCACGCAGTAGATGATGTCGTCCATGTTGATGGTGAACATCCCGTCGCCATAGTCGTACACGCTTCCCGTCTCGTCGCCTATCCAATAGCCGTAGTGGGCATCGAGTTCCCACATGCGGAGCAGTTCCACGAGGAAGCCGTTGCACGACTGCTGCCAATTCTCTTTCAGCATTCGCTTTACAGCGTCTTTTGTCTTTTTCATAATTTCGTTAAGTTAAAAATGATGAGTGAAGAATTATTTATTGTTCGTCTCGTTGCAATGGGAACGGGTCGTCGATATATTTACCGACCACCTGGAACTCTTCATGTCCCCATCCTATTTCACAAGATACGATGTGCGAACTGCCGTTGAATTGGCTGTTCTTCTCAATCAGTATCTCATACTTGCCCATCCTGTCGTTCCACGTAACCACACCGCGATAGTATGGCTTGAGGTCTGTGCAAGCACAGAATCGGCCCACGCGGTCGTATTCATGGAAAGTGACGTTTACAATGTCGCCCTCGAAGATGCGGACATTGTTGCTGTCTAACAAGCCAGTGAACTGCCCGATGGTCTCAGGTTGCACCTTCTCGTTCATCCATCCGTCTTCATCGTCCCAATATCCGATGGCCCATTCTCCGTCCGACGGGTCGGTGCCAGTCTTGAACAGGTCGCCGTATATCCAGCGGGCGTTCTTGACGGTCTTTGCTCTGAATAGGATTTCTCTCATGGCTCCACCGTTTTATTCACGATGCGCTGCCAAAGTGTGCGGGCATATATGTCCGTGACGTGGATAGCGTGGCGGCGTTTCATGGTTTCCATTTCGTCTTTCAACTCCGACAGAGAATGTGAGAGCGTTTCAACCTCCTCTCTCAGTGTCTGTATGACTTCCCCCTCGATGTATTGTTCGCCCTCATGCTCTTTGTCGTATGGGTGGCGATACTCCCAGATGTTTTTGTTGCCGCTTGCCTTCATCGTCTCGGCATCGTCACGGATGCGCTTGGCTGTCTCGTCCGACATTTCGCCCTCCTTGCGGTAGTTTATCACCTGAATAATGTTGCTGGAGTAGTGGCGCAAGTCGCTTTGCAAGCGTTTCACCATCTCGTTCAAGAATCCGATGTCGTACTTTTGGCGGTCGATGATGCCTTGCAAACTCTTCACAAGCGAGCCCTCGTCTTTCCATTCCGTAGGCTGTGCATTGTTGGTGTAAATGACCGCCTCGACGTGCTCAATGGTTGCGTATGGGTGTCGAGCGTGCAGTCCCATCGTTCCGCCCGTGTCAATCAGTCTCACTACATGGTTCGCATGGTCATGCTCCGCCATCTTCATTTGTTGGTCGTTCACTAAAACGTCGCCATTCGATGTCTTGATAATAATCATAGTTCCTTGTATTTCATTCCTTTAATTCGTTTAATCCGTTGTCTTTATTCACTCACCCTCCCCTCAGCCAAATCAAACCCGTAGAGCGCGTCGAGCAGGGCGTGAACGAGGTCTATCTTGTGCGTCGGCTGGGGGCCTCCCTTCACGATGCGGCGCAGGTCGCTGCTGCTCACCTCGGCGGCACAGTTGCCAAAGCACCAGGGCCACAGGGGCGACATGGAGAACTCTATCCACGGCTCCTTGTCGAGAATCATGCTCTCCAGTTCCGCGATGCGGGGGTTCTGCGTGAGCGCGGTCTGCGAGACGGGCACCACCATCTGCTGAATCACACTGGCAATGTCCGCTGCCGTTGCCTGTTGGTTCTTCTTCTGAAGGATGGTTTGCAGCCACGCCTTCAGTTGGTTAATCGGCTGGATGCTCTGGGCGGGGTCGTAGCCGAAGAAACGGATGTCGATGTCCTGGCGTTTGTCGAGGGCTCCGAGTTGGTTGATGCTCAGCATGGAGTCGAACACCTCACCGGGGCAGACGTAGAGCCAGCCCTGCCGCACCCATTCCTCGTAGAGCGGACGGTTGGGGCTTTCCTTCATCGTCTTCTCCAGCACCCACGCCACCGCGTCGGCAAAGAAGCGTCCCCGCATCGTGTCGCTCGGAGTGTAGTTCACGCCCAGCGTCACCATTGCGTAGAGGTCGTCGCCCAGCGAGAAGTCGAGCCCCACGAACACGCGCCAGCCGTCCTGATAGTGGCAGTCGGTGATGCGCTTCGCCACCTGTAGCGGACGTATTCGGTCGCCGGTGATCCACTTTGTCACCTTGCCGCTCGAATACACATTGAACAGCTTGGCAATCACCTCGCCGGGGTCGCCGTCGCGCTCCGCCTTGGCTATCTGGTCCTCGTAGAACTGGTGCTGCACGATTTTGCCGAGCATGGGGTTCACCTTGCGGCGCACGGTGCGGTTGGTCAGCAGATAGTGCTCGTCGCGCTGCCATGCGTCGGGCTCCAGCAGCAGGGTGAGGGTGCGGTCGTCGGTGAGCACGGGCGCCACCTTGCCGCTCTCGATGAACACCTCGCGCTCCAGCATGGCGTGGAGTCCGTCGAGTATCTGGATGAACGGCCCCTCGGTGATGCGTCCGGCTGATGTCATGGTGACGCTCAGCGGCTCGCGTCGCGGTCCCATACTGGACTCGATAACGTCCACCAGCCGCTTCATGTCCGACTTGCCGTTGGCGTAGGGTGCCGAGCCGTACTCGTCCTTCAGGCAGAGCTGGGCGAACCATCCGTCCTTGAACTTGCCGCCGGCGGTCATGGGTCGGATGCTGGCGGTCGAAATCTCGTTGTACTTGTCGTGCCATGCGGCGATACTCTCGGTCAGCCGGAAACGGTTCTCCTCGTTCATGCCTTGCAGCAGGTACTTGATGCGACGGAAGATGATTTTCGCCTGGTCCTCCGAGTTCGCGCAGCAGAAGCCCTCCATGTTGTAGTCCTCGAACACCATGAACTCGGCACCGATGAAGCCGCCGAGTCCCGTCTTGTCAATCTTACGACTGCCGGTCAGCGTGAAGTCGGTGCACATGCGTCGGTAGTCCCATATCCAGCCGTCGCGCTCGCGCTCGGTGCGCAGCAGTTCCGACTTCGTGCCGCTTTCGACTTGCGTGTTGATCCACGTGTAGAAGCCGTAGATGCTGGCGAGGATGAAGACCTGGAATGGCTCCCAGCGATAGACCTGACCGCCACCCATGCCGGGGCAACGCAGCCCACCGCTCAGATGCTTCCACGCCTTGCCGACGGGAGCCCACTCACCCTCGCGCAGTCGGATGACGGTCTGCACCTTGCGGGTGTTGAAGTTGTACGTGTCGAGCATTCTGAGGAACTTGGCGGCTCCCAGCAGTTCGTAGATGCCGTGCCAGTCGTTATCGTCGTCCTCTTTGGCCGACGAGTGCTCCAGCAGGTCTTCAAAATAGAGCCGCAGTCGCAGGTCGATGTCCTCGGTGCGGTGCTCCATGCCGCGGTAGCGTTTCGCCAGCAGGTCGATGGCCTCCTGCTTCTTTTGTAGAGATTCTTGTGTTATGTCTGTCATAATTAGAGTTGTTAATGCTGTTCCACGATTTCGATGGCGCGGAATATCTCGTACATCACTTGTGGGACGATGGCGTTTCCGTAGGCTTTGAGGGCTTCGGTGCGCCACTTTCCTTCAGAAATGGAAAGGTCGTCCACATCAAAGGGAAGCCCATCATCTCTTCGGTAAATAGGGGAGACAGACGGAAAGGCTCCCCATCTGTCGGGAATCCGTCCATTGCCCGAATGTCCTTGGCTATCTTCCTCGGCAGACGTTCTTGATGAATGTCGCCCATCCTGGCTGTCGATTCTGTGATTGTCTGGTCTTTCCACATCGACGCTTCGGGAGTCGGCAGCAAGTCGCTCGTAGTACCATCGGTTCCATTCCTCGGTGAACCATCCTTGTTTATGCCATATGCGAGACGGCTCACCACTCGCCCGATGTTGTCCGTTATGCCCTTCATCGCATTGTTCGGAGTTATCGCTGCATCCCGATATTCGCCCGCCAATGGTGTCGGAAGAAGGTCGTGCAGTGCCATATCTGCCAGCCCCATGCTGTGACTGCTCTCCGCTTTGTTGTTGTACCTGCGTCCGTTCTCGTTCACCTTGCTGTTCGGGTGCGGATTGTCCACCACTACAGGTGTCGGCAGTAACTCGCCTTGCGACGATGAACACCCTGTCTCGTCTGTGGGGGGCTCCGACGGCACAAGCCGGAA